TCGGAGAACGACGCCATTTTCAAAGGTCTACAGGACCAGTACGGATCGCCACGCCAGCAGGAAAATGCCGTGGTGGAAAAGCTCCGTAGGGATGGGACTCTTACCGACCCCGAGCGCCGGGAGGAGGGCGACGTAATGCATGAAGACGATGATGAACTTCGAGATCGTATCAAACGGGAGGCTCGTGTGAGGATACCTATTGCCACCCGTCACGACGGCCCACGACCCTGCCCCGACTGCGACGGCACAGGCCAGTACGAGGGCCAGATCGGCGGTGACGGCTACGGCGGCAAGTGCGCCGGGGTCGCGGACGTACCCATGATCTGCAACACCTGCGACGGGACGGGAGAGGTCACCCGAACGGCGAAGGCTGCCCAAAAGACGAAACCCCCGGCCGAAACCGGGGGCTCGCCTGAGACGGGAGGAAGTCAGCCTCCACGTCCAGAAGATGGGCCCCGGCCCGCCATAGGTCAAGGCCGCTGGTATTGGTCCAAGCGCCACGACGGATCATGGGACGTGCTTGAAACCGGAGCCGGGGGACGCGGACGGCCGGGGCTGGTAGCAAACTTCGAGGTGCGCGAACACGCGATGTGGACAGTGCGTGCCTGGAACAAAGAACGCCGAGAGCGCCGGGAGTGCCAGGAGGGAAGTCATGCCGCAAGCTGAGGAACGCGATCGTGGTAGCTACATCGGGGCGAGCATGGTGCCCTCGATTCTCGGGCTGAACCCCTATCAAACGCGATGGGACGTCTGGGCCCGGCTGACCGGCCGTTCGAAGGGCCCGCGTAAGAACGAGCATATGTACCGCGGTATCTACCTCGAGGACGACGTCCAAGACTACCTGACGAAAACGAAGGCGCAGATCCTCGAGGTGCGTCCGAAGGATTTCTTCGTGCACGACGAGTTCGACTTCTTCGGCAGCCATAACGACGGATACACCGTCTGGGATCCGGCCGAGGCTCCGGAGGACGACCTAATTCACAGCCTCGAGATCAAGTGCCCCTCGAGCCACCGGTGGCGCATCATCCGGGAGCAGGGCCTACCGACGGCGGACGTGATCCAGGCACAGGCCGGGGCGGCGATCCGCAAGCTCCATACCACCGACGTCGTGCTACACAACGCCGATGACTGGACCACCCTTTTGTTCGCGATCGAGGTGCGCGAGGAGCTGTGGGGCTACATCCAGGAGCAGGTCGAACTCTTCTGGACGAATCACATCATACCCGACGAGCCTCCGGAGCCGTTCCCCACGCCGTTGCCTCCCGACATCGAGACGATCGCCGGCGAGGCTCTGGACGTCGGCGAGGATGAGGGGTGGACCGAACTCATGGAGCAATATGCCCGGTATCGGGCGGCGAAGGATCGCATCAAGGTGATCTACGAGGGCGACGAGGAGGAGGGCGTCCAGGGCCTCAAGGCCAAGGTGATCGAGAAGATGGGTGCGTACGAAGAGGTGGTCGGCGTTGCCGGCAAGGCGATCCACCGGCCGAACTCGACGCGCAGCAGGTTCAGCAAGAAGAACGTCCAGGGCGTCGGCCCGTACTGGCCGAAAGTCACTCGCCAAATCCTCGAAGACGAGCTCGGCGACGAGCAGGCGACCGCCATTCTCGAGCGACTGCGCAACGAAGCTCGAATCGACGTGGAAGACCCTGTTTTCTACGAGGAGTATCGCTCACCCTATTTCCGAATTTTCCCCTCTGACGAAGTGAGTCTCTGATGGCAAAGACCGACCAGAAGAGCCCGGGCACCGACCTCGCGGTCATCCGCAAGGCTGGGGGCCTCTCCGCCGAGCGATGGCCGAACGAACGGCTTCAAGCTGTTTGGGACCTCTACGCGAACAACGCCGACAACCTGTATCAAGTCGCGGAGTTCTGCTCTGTCGCTCAGCGGCACGGCCTCGACCCCGCGGCAGGTGAGGTGTGGCTGATCCAGACGAAGCAAGGCCCGAAAATCTATACCGGGCGCGATGGCTTGATCCGCAGCGCCTCGAGATACGACAACTTCGGAGGGCTGGATTCCGGAGTCGTATACGAGAAAGACGAGTTCCGCATCCTGAGGCGCTCGGTGGATGGGGAGCCGGCCGTCGAGATCGAGCACAAGATCGCCGGCTTCGATCGGGGCAAGATCGTCGGGGCGTACGCCGTGGTTTACGGCAAGGAGCGCGGCGCCACGGTTATCACTCGCCACATGAACCGCTACAGGCATCTCCACAGCAAGTTCAACTGGCAACAGTACCCGGACGATATGATCGAGAACCGCGCGATCGTCGCCGGGCTGCGCCGTCAGGTGCCGATCGGCGGTCTCCTGGTCGAGGGCGAGGAGATCGACGACGAAGCATGGCTCGAGGAGAACGTCGGCCGATCGACAGAACAGGAGCTCGACCGCGTGGAAGCGGAACTCGGGATCGGTCACCCGCCGAAGGAGGAGGGCGAGGAGGAGCAAGAGGCTCAGGTCATCCAGGGCGTACCGGTCAACGAGGGCCGCCCCGAGGCCACCGAGATCGAACGGATGCAGAAGAAGCTCTCGGAGCTCCTCGATCGCCACAAGATCCCGAGACGCGCTGTGCGGGCCTGGGCGCTCGCCTCCGACGCGATCCCCGAGGACGTCGGCGAATGGGACGGCAGCCACTACCTCGTGCTCATCAACGCGATCCGTGAGAGTGGCGGGAACGAGGTGCTCATCGAATATGCCCGCTACCTGATGGGCGTTGACGACTCGCTCGGCTACGCCGAACGCATGGAAATCGAGAACGATCTGACGTCCGGTCTCGAGCCCGAGGGCATTCGCAAGCTGATTACCCGACTAGAAGAGAGGAGCACCTGACCATGTCCGACCCTACCGATTCGGAACGAGACACGATGCACGAATTCGCCGTGCAGATCTCGATTCTCGTGGCGCTCTGGGACATCTTCTCTGAAAGCCACGAAGGCGTCATACCAGAACCGTGCTGCCCGATCACCCACGAACTGTTCGGCCAACTCAAGAAGCTTCATATGCTCGCCGTCCGGATGAAGAACGAGGTGGAAACCGAGGACCCCGTGAGCGACGCCACGCACATCGCTAGCGATTGGGCCGACGCATGATCTATGTAGAACTCGTCATCCAGTTCGCCGCGGCCTTCGTCGCCGTGTCCTGGCTCGGCATGATCGCGTGGATCACCCTGAAAGAATTGTACTGGAGGATGTTCGGATGACTGACGCTGCGACGAGAGGCCGCCGTAACCGGGCGGAAGGCAACCGCTGGATGAATCGGATCGCCCGAGACCTGTCCTACCACACCGGCCTCGAGGTGAAACGTGAACTCCTCGAGGTGCGAGAAGGCAAGCTGCAAGACGTCGAGATTCATCCGGAGCTGCCGGTGATGATCGAAGCCAAGTCACGAGGTGAAATCTCGATCTGGACGACCCTCAAGGAGATCGCCAATCGCGCCGAAGAGCTCGACCTGGTGGCCACCGCCGTCCTGAAACGGCGCAACGGCCGCGGAGTGCCGTCTGAGAGGGTCGTCGCCCACTACGCCAAGGGTTGGGCCCGTCTGGTGCGCCCACTGGTCGAGAATGGGCAAATGCGCCCCGTGGTGGAGGTGGTGAAGACCGCGAGGGTTTATCCGCGGGTGTGGTCCGGGCTCCAGGAGGCGCAAGAGCAGGCGCAGCTCCCCTACCATCCGGTTACGTCCCTACCGATCGCGAGAGGGAACAGGCTCGAAGGCCAGGACGTCGTGCTCCTCGGCTACGAAGACTGGCTTTGGATGATGCAGACCGGAGTAACGACGGGTGCCTGGCTGACTGACTGACTCCGGTGGGGGAACCGTTTCTTCCAGTGCCGGTCTCGGCGCTGCGGCTACCTCTCAAGACCGAACACCCCGAGTGGTATTCCGCCTATCTCGATCTACAGGCGGCGGCTGGGTTCCCGCCTCGTCCTGAAGGGGCCGGTTCTGCCCCTCCACCCCCCTCGCACACTCTGCGGGTCTCGAGGCGTAAGCTCGCCGAGCTCACCGGCCTGTCCGAGCGTCAGGCTCGCTACCTGATCGAATACCTCGTCGAACATCGGCTCGCGAAGATCCTCGAGCCTCCCGCCGGCCCGAAGGGGATGCTTCTACAGCTCACACCGGCCTGGTATGCCGAGCGCAGAAACGTGAGGCGTCCCGGTCGTAAGTCCGAGCCACCGCCCGACTTAGACCCTCTCAATCATCCAACCCGTACCACTAGACGGAAACGCAAGCGAAAAAAGCGTAAAAACCGTCCCACTTCTAAGTCCAAGCCACAGAAAGAGATAGATACTGCCGAAGGGGGGGAAGTGTCCCACAAGGTGTCCCGCTTTTTAAGGGCAAAAATAGCGGGACACTCACCTGTGGATAAGCGTTCAGAATGGCTACGTGACGGGGAAAACCTACTGGTACGGTTTGACACCGTTTTCGAGCGAAGTGGTCTCAGACCGGACCACAATCTCGTAGATCAACAACCGCTCTCAACATTTGTGGGAAACCGCTCAGGATCCAATAATAGCAAGGGTTCTGAAAAAGGGAACAGAGTTCCGGCGGGTGAAGAGAGTTCGAGTTCACCGGATTCTCCCCCCCATACCCCCCCTCTTGAGAAAACTACGGAGAACACCCCCCCTAAATCCCCCCCTACCGGCAAACTCCAGCAGCTTTACAAGCTGATGATCTCAAGGGGATCGAAAGGCCATGAACCGCCACGAGCAGAACGAGCGAAACAGATCGCCGTGCTGAAGCGGTTGCAAGATCGCAACGGTTCCGAAAGCGTGACCATCGCCATGCACGGTATGGGCGAGCTGTGGCCGTGGAACGAAGGACGACCCTGGGATGCCTGGACCCTCGAGAAGAAGTTCACCATGGCGCACGCTGCGGGTCGGATGGCTGCCGAGAAGGAACGGCGCAGCGACGAGGCGCGGCGTCAGAGCGAGATCACGAAAGAGGAGCTTGAGAACCGAGCCAAACAACGAGCCTCCTGGTGGGACGCCCTCGAGCAACAATTTCTGCGCGAGGATCCGGACCTGAAAGCGAGGATCCGTGCCCAGGCGACAAAGGCACTCTCCCGCCAGAAGGTCACCGACCGAGCTCGAGATCAAGTCTTCCGGGCGACCGTCCGGAAGCTATATGCCCGAGAAATAGGAGCTTCGCCGCCATGAACAACGAAAAAGATTTCGTGTCCACCTGGGTTGTCGTCGGCGCTGCGCTCGCCCTGTGGCTGTTCGGCGTGGCCTCCATGCGCGACCCGTCACCGATCACCGAACCTGTGCCGGCCGGCGTGGACACCGTCTTCGTGGCGGTCCCTCCACCCCCCATCAGGCTGCTCGGCGAATACGGAATGCATTGCGCGTGGATCCCGAAAGAATGGGGCCCCGAGGAGGATCCTCCCGGGGCCCCGTGAACGTTCACCTCTGGGCGCGTCAGAAAGCTTGCCCCCGGTCGCGGAAGATCCGCATGAGCTTTCGTACCGGCGCCGGAATCTCGGCGGAGACTCGAGGGTCCAGCCAGTTGCGCACCTGCCGGGGCGAGTACCCGACCGCCTCCGCCAGGCGGCGTAGCGGAAGCGGTTTGCCCCCGGACCCGATCTGGAGGCGGATCACCTCGAACTCCTCCGTGCTCATCGGCTTCGGGCGCAAATCCTCTTCGCCGTGTACCTGCCCGTAGTCAATGTTCTTGTCAATCGTCATGGTGTCTCCCTCTCAGGAAGTCGTGGATGTAGGTCTCGTCGTCGTACCGCCGGCGCGGTTCACCCACCTGATGCACCCCGCATGTGTGGCAGATATGCCAGCGTGCCCGGGCTCCCTCCTGTGCTCTCGTCGGCGTAAGCCGACCACCACACCCCGGGCATTCCCGGGGGTGGCGTCGGTCTCCGTCAGGGGCCACGATGGTTTACCCGGTGGCGGATGGCTTTCAGGATCCGCGCAGCCACGTACGAGCTGTCGAGCGGCCGACCCTGGGCGGGCCAGTAAACCTCCTCCTCCGGCTCCTCCTCGCCGATCTCCCGGAGCGTCTCTACGAACATCTCGACCGGGTAGTCGTTCTCGCCGATCGTCTCGAATCGCTCCCTGAAGGCCTCCCACCATTCTCGGGGGATCGAGATCACGAACGTGCCCGTTTGGGCGATCTTGAGACTGCTTCTGCCCGCGAGTCTGAGGTTCCTGGCTCTGGCTCCTGGCGTGCGTTCGATCCTCATAGGTGTACCTCCTCGTCTCTGGTGCCCCCGTCGTGGGCCGGGGCCGTCGCCCGTTCTCAGGATCCCCCCGTGAGGGGGGGGCTCCCCCCCGGAGGCTTCAGGTTCCATGGGGTCGGATCACCAGGTGATAGATCGGCTCGATCGCCATCCGCTCGCGGTACGTGAGCGTGATCGTGTCTGACGTGGTGCCGTCGGACCACCCCCAGACCACGCGGGTCAAGTCGCCGCGTGGGCTCTCGTAGAAGTCAAACCAACACCGGGGCCCCCCGGTGCTCACCAGCCACCGGACGGTGCGGAGCTCCTGGACGTCCAGGCCGTAGTGTACGAGCTCCTCGGCCGCCTCCTCCCGCTCCTCGTCGGTACCGTCCGTCAGGGCGGACGACAGCGCCTCCAGGTCCACCAGCACGTTGCGCTTGCTCTCCAGGCATCTCGGGTCGGTCATTGTCTCGTCCTTGTCTCAGGTGTGGGCCCCCGGGGAGGGAGCCCCCCCCGGGGGTAGTGTGGTCATGCCGGCTCGAGATCGTCCGCGAAGTGGTCTAGCGCGACCTCCTGCGCGTGTCTCTCGCACCACTCGAGCGCCTCCTCCCGCGACAAGGGGTGGATCCCCTCGCCGCCCCGCGTCCCGCCGTCACCCGTGCGGCGCCCATACCGGCTCCTCGGGCCGCCCTCGCCGGCGAGGAAGTAGGTGCCCCGCTCGGTCACGTACAGGCCCTCGCGGACGTGGCTCCAGTCGGACGCGAAGCCACGGCTCCGGTGCGCCAGGTGCTGCGCGGTTTCCGTGTCGTAGATCAACCCATTGATCGCCCGTCTCATGCTGTCCTCCGTTTCACGTGGAACGGTCCCCCCGGGGCGGATCCCCGGAGGGTGCTTCGGGGCCCGGTCAGGGGCCCCATCCCTCGTCGCGCCTCGCGCACTCGTCGCACTGGTATCCCCGTGCGACGTCGGCCGGTGTGAGCCGGTCGGGCTCTCCGCAGGTCGGGCAAGGCAGATTCCGGGGGTTGCCCGGGCCCGCCGCACGCAGTGCCGATTCGCCCCCCGGGTCCCGGAACATGCGCCGGCGCTCCAGCGCCTCCCATCGCTCGTCGTACATCGTCCTCTCCCGTCTCTGGACCCTTCCCGGGCCCGTGGGCCCCCCGGGATCGTCCCAGGGGGAAGATGGCGGGGGGAGGGGATCGAACCCTCCGACGGCCCCCAACGGGCCCCCCACCGGCCTCACCCGATGATCCGCACCGCTGCCGGGAACACCTCCACCAGCACCTCCCCAGATCCGCCGCAGGTCCGACAGGCCACGGGCTCCACCCCCCCCCATCCCTGTTCTGCCATCTCGTCGGGGTCCTGACCATCCAGGTCCCACCACACCTCGCCCTGCCATGAGACAAACGCGAGCACCTCTCCGGATCCCTCACAGGCTCCGCACTGTGCCGGCGAGATCATCTCACACCCTCCCCGGCGGCAGGTGGAGCGCCGAAGCCTCGCGGCCGCACTGTTCGCAGCGAGGGACCGGCCATCCCCGGTCGGCGCAGTACTGCACGTCCGCCGGCCCCACCCGGTGGATAGGCTGGCCCGACAGATCGCGGCCCGTCTCGGACGCCGTCGACCCCAGGTGCTCGCCGCAGTAGGTGCGGCCACCGTCGCCGATGTAGATCGCCTCGTCCACCGCCCGGAACCTCATCGCGCCACCTCCTCGGCCACCGGCTCGACCCGATACACGTCCCTCGTGTCAATCCAACCCGTCCCGCGGCTCCCGCCCTTCCGGGGCTCGTCCAGACGCGCCCACCACGGCCCCGCCTCCAGGACCTCGACGTCCCGGAGGACGTGCTCCTCCTCGCCGAACCGCCGGTGGATGTCGACCCGCCCGCACCCGATCCACTCGCTCAGGTCTCCGTGATCATCCATGGTGCTCCTCCTCGTCTCAGTAGGCCCGCTCCCGGGCCCGTGGGCCCCCCGGGGCGGATCCCCGAGGGAGCGAAGCAGGGGGGCGGGGGTCGAACCCGCCCAGGGCCACCGGGCCCCCCGCGCACCTCCTATGCGATGCTGAGCGAATCAATCTCCTCCGCCTCGTCCCGGGAGACGAGGCGCCCGTCCCGTACCCGAAACTCACGCCGAGTACCGGACCCGTCGGCGCTCCCCGCCATCTCGGACAGGGTGAGCAGCGCTCGCCCCTCCGCCGTCTCCTCCAGCATCCGCAGGTGCCGCAGGTCGAGCGGGCAAACCGCCTTCCACAAGATGCTGATGGCAACGGCCAACTCCCGGGCCCGGGTCTCCGCGATCCCCATACTCTCCAGGTGCGCCGTGATCCTCCGAATCATCTCGTCCTCTCCCGTCTCAAGTCTCGGCGCAAGGCTCGCCCCCGCGCCTACTTACTCATAACGGAAACCCCTTCCGGCGTCAAGAAGCGCCTTCCACCCCTACGCTACCGGTGACGGCTTCGACCGGGAGGAAGCCTGTGCGGAAACCCCTTCCGAGAGGAGGGGAGAGGACTATAGGAGAGGGGTGGAGAGAGCGATTCTTTGTCGCTAAAGCTCCTCAGAATCGAAGCGCGCGCGTGAGTTCGAGAAACACAACCCCTCCTCCGCTCGTCTCTCTCCGCCGGCGCGCACATCTCCTCCCGCCACTCCTTCCCATCCGAGGACCGGCCAGGCACGGCCCTCGCGGGAGGCTCTCGTGGTACGGGTCTACGGGGGGGAGGGGGGGGAGACGCCGTGGATGGCACGGATCGGGTCCAGGGGGGTAGGGAGGGGCATGGAAGACGGCGAACGGGGGGAGCGGGCGGGGGAGGGAGCCGGAGGGATGGACGAGCGGGCCCGGCTGGGGCGGTGGCACCGGGTCCGGGCGGCGGGGGTGATCCTGCGAGCGGCGGCCGAGCGGGCGGGGGAGGGGTATGGGTGGGACGATCTCGCCGAGGATGCGGTTGCGGTGGCGCGGGCGGCGGGCACCGCCTCGACGTCGGTCCGGCGGATGCGCGAGGCGCTGACCGGCGGCGGGCGGTGGGAGGCGTCGGGCCCGCCGCTCTGGGCGCTGGTGCAGGCTCGGCGCGCTGCGCGCTGGATCCACCTCCGGGGGCGGCGGCCGTCGGAGCGGGCCGAGTGTCGGGCCGGCGCCCTCCTCCGGCGCGATCTCGATCCGCCTCCGCCCCCCCCGAGCAGGTGACGTCTTCGGCAGTTGTTCGGTCGCTGCGGTGTCTGTTCGGGGTGTGCCGTGAGCTGGTGCCGGTGTCTGTTCGGGGTGTGCAGCGGCCAGGAGGGGGGCGGGAGAGGCGTCGTCCTCGAGCTGGTGGCGGCCGACCCGGTCCCGAAATGGATCGTTCCGCGGGCAGCAGGCTACATGGGGGTACGCCCCTTCGGAGGCGGGGGTAGAAATCGAAAAAATCTTGCGTGGGGGTGAGAAATCGGGTAGGAATGCTAGTGAAGGGAGGGCGACGCACTTGAGACCGGGGGTAGCGAGAAATGGCGAACGTGTTGAAAGAGGGGACAGCGGAGCGCGAGGCGGCGTTGGAGGCGGACGCGGAGCATGAGGCGGAAGGGGGGAAGCGGTTGGCGGAGGTTCTGGTGGGGATGGACGAGGGGGAGGAGGAGGTATCGGCGAGGGCGGTGTTAGGGGCGATCCACTCGTTGGACGGTCTAATCGACCGGGTAAACCGTCATGTCGAACCGCTGCCGACGGAGGACGGGCAGACGAGCTACTGGGAGCATGCTGGACTGGGGTTGGTGGCGTCGGATCTCTGGGGGGTTTTCGGGTTGGGAGGTGGGGAGGGCACGCTGGCGTGCCCGCCATCGAAGCTCGATTTCTATTTCCGGATGACGCCGACGTGGACGTCGGGTGGTGCGCCGGTGATCGCGAAGCCGAAGCGTTACACGGGGCTGCTGGCGGCGAAGTTTCCGGACACGCTGGCGGCGGTGGTGGTGCATCTACGGAAGTTCCGTGATGCGAACCCGTTGCAACGTGTCTGGATGGTGTATCACGGGATGAGGCAGGTGGACGAGGAAGGCCGTCTGCGGCCGTACACGTTCGGCGGGTTCATCGAGGAGCCGATGTATTTCGGCGTGGGCATCTGGGAGAGCTATCGTGCAGCGGAGTGGGGGCTGGGGCACGCGGTGCACGCGACTCGGCGATTGTCGGAATACCAAAACCCGCAGTTCGGGCTGTTCGAGGGCGATGATGGTTGACGAGCTGCTGCTATCGGTGTTCCCGGGGATCGGGATGCTGGACCGGGGGTTCGAGGGCGAGGGGTGGTGCGTGGTGCGCGGTCCGGATCTGCTGTGGGGCCGCGACGTGCGGGGCTGGTCGCCACCGGGCGACGTATTCGGCGGCGTGATTGGCGGGCCACCGTGCAAGGCGTTCTCGAGGCTACGCCGGGTGTTCGATTTACCGCCGGCGGACAATCTCATCCCGGAGTTCGAGCGCATCGTAGCCGAGGCGGCGCCGCGCTGGTTCCTGATGGAGATGGTGCCGGAGGGTCCGCTGCCGGAGGTCGTGGGCTACGAGGTGTCGGACGTGGTGATTCGCGACGTGTGGGTCGGCGGCGACACGAAGCGGAAGCGGCGATTCTCGTTCGGGACGCCCGAGGGTCTGAAGCTGGACATGGGTCCGGAAATGAAGCTGCTGCACGATCCGGAACCGTTGCCGGCGATCTGCGCGTCGGCATCGACGTGGGTCCCCGTGAGGATCGGCGGGTCGAAAACGCGGAAGACCGCGGCCGGGCGTGTGTACGGCGACAAGACGAAGGCGTTCTTCGAGCAGGCGAAGGTCGCGCAAGGTCTGCCGGACGATTTCGATTTGCCGGGGATGACGGTGCGCGGCAAGATCGCGGCCATCGGCAACGGTGTCCCGATCCCGATGGCGTGCGCGATCGCGAGGGCGGTAAGGCGGGCGTTGATGGCGGCGGCCGAAGAGGAGGTCGCCTGATCCGGTTTGCCTCGCTACGGTGTGGTCGCACGTTTCTACCTCGAGACGGAGGAGGCGGACCGTCATGAGATCGAACGCAAGATTCGTCGCCTTCTGCGCGACGTGCTTGGCGCTCGGTACGTGGATGGGGAGCAATCTGTCGACGTCCTCGAGGTCTCCGGCGGCCCGCTCCGTCCTGGCGGCCGCGGCTGAGATCCAGACGTCGCTCGACACGCTGGATTTGCGCTGCCCGTTCGACACGCGAGCACTCGGCGGCGGCTTCTACCGGGTCTTCCGGGTCGCGGCCCGGGACTCGGTGGTGCGTGAGGTTTCGCAGCACGTACGGCTCGACAAGGCGGTGGTCTCCGGGGCGCGGGCGAAAAGCGAGACGCTGTCCGATTCGGTGTGGATCGAGCACGACTTCGAACTACTGATCGAATGTCCGGAGCCGGATCTGTTCGCGGCGTCGGACTCGGCGACGATCGTGCAGGCGAGGGTAGAGATCGACCGCCGTGTCGAGGGTGGCGATACGCTGTGGACGGTGGTGGCTTTCGATCGTCGCGGTGCGGTGATCGACTCGGTAGACGGCCGGAACTATCAGCTCACGGCGCTGCTCTGGCGCGGGGGCGAGGTGGTCGGCTGTGCCGGCGACTGCTCGGACTATCCGCAGGCACTCGAGATCGACATGCAGCGTGCGGCGCGGTGGGCCAGCAGATAACTGTTCAGACCGTACAGAGGAGGCTCAGATGGCCGACGAGCACGTAGAGGGGCGCGAAGTGTTATCGCTCAACGATCTAGCTGATCTGCCGGTCGCGGATCGTGCGCAGGCGGCGTTGGTGCTGATCTCGGATCCCGAGGTGCTCGAGTATCTGCTGGACGCGGCAAGGAGCGCGAAGTCGAGGCGCACCCGCACGCTCGCCGCACGCATCTTGGTGCTGTGGACCGACCGGCACGGCGAGCAGATCAGCGACCGGATGATCGACGAGGCGATGCGACGAGTCGCGGATCCGCTGCTCGAGAAGATCCCGCTCGGCTTCTTCCGGCGTATGATCCGGATGCGCGTGAAGAAAGGCCTCGACGATGTGCTGCCCGAAGCCGGCGTCGAGGTCGTGCTGCGAGCGATGCTCACCGATTTTCCTGACGAGGTAGACATATGGCGAGCTCTGAGACCGTAGCGCAGAACCGGGCGCCGAAAGGCGCCGGTTCGTCGTCTTCGCAGCGACCGGATGAGGCGGACGGCGCCGTCGATCAGATGGTCGCCGAGATGAAGGCTTCGTCGGATCCGGCATACCAGGAGCTCGTCGGGCGCTTCGATCCCGGGCGCGAGCCGCTGGACGGCAAGGAAGCGGCGGTCATGAAGGAGATCCGGCGCGGCGCGATCGCGTTGGCACTGCGCATCTACCAGTTGACCGAAGAGAGCCGCGAACAGCTCGTCGCGCTGCGCAGCCTCGAGGAGGTTGCGATGTGGTGCGAAGTAAGTCTCAACCGCTGGGGCGTCCCGGAATCGGTCAGCGGCTTCGTCGAAGCGGAAGACGAGTGAACATCAAGCGATGAGCAGGTGGGCGTCGGGTAACGCCACAGGCCCGACAGTTACGGTCTCCGTCGGGGCGGGGGCGGGGACCCTTCGGACAAGCTGAGGAGCAGCTATGCCCGAGCACGACCCGGACGACGTGACGTTCCAAGAGCGGCTGCGCGGCCTCTCCGACGTCGAACAACGCTACGTCGCGGACGGCGGGCCGGTGCGCACCGAATGGAAAGGCGAGTTCGCCGGCAGGTGTGGCGCGAAACGAGCTTTCACGCCCGACGATAGGCTGGGCCCGCGGCAGCATTGCCGTAAAGCCGCCGGTGCCGGCACGGATCACCCACGCATCGGGCGCTGTGAATATCATGAGGGCTGCGATCCCGACGACGGACTTGGCCTCTGGGTCGGCGAGATCGAGGATCAGGCGTGGCAAATCCTGAACTCAGGCCACACGATGACGCCGGGCGAAGAAACGCATGGCGCTACGAAGTTCGAAGGCTCCAACCGTACGCTCGACCAGATCATCCTCGACCTACTCGACGAACAGGACCGCGAGGTCTACGAAGCGATCCACGTGGAGCCCGTCGCGGTGATCGACCAAGCGGTGAAGTTGAACCGTGTCGGCCACACCCGCGTGTGGAGGTATCTGTCGCGCCGATCGAGAGCGATCGCACAGAGCGGCCGGATGGACCCCACCGAAGATCCGCAGGTCGTCTCGACACACGGGATGCTCATCCGTTTCGACAACACGCTCGCCCGGCTGCTCGAAGTGCGCGTTCGGTATTCCGAGCTCGCCGAAGATCAGAGCCGTGATGACTTTATGGCCGAGACGCTGGCGGGCCTCTCACACGAAGAGTTCGCGAAGCTCGCGGCGAAGCCGTGGATGCTTCAAAAGTTTCTAGCGAGACCGAGGTACTGAGACCGTGGAGCCCAACACATCGCAGTTGAAGACGCCCGAAGAGTTGTTGCAAGAGGTTCAGGCCGGCCAGCAGGTGTTGGTCTATCCAACGGGCCAGCGCATCATCCTCGCACCGCTCGAGATTCACGAAAATCTGACGATCGAGACGGTCTCGTTCGGCGAGGAACTCGCGGATCTCGGGCTGGTGACCGAGGTCGCGTTCGAGGTGAACGATCGCTGGATGCAGCGGATGCTCGACACCGACTACGAACTGAAGCATGGCGACGACGAACACGCCGCGATCCATCACGAGATGCACCAGAAGATCCAGTCTCATTGCCTGATCCGGCGTGGCGACGTGCTGTGCATCAACAAGTTCAGCGGCATGGACGTACCCGGCACGAGCTTCATTGCCATCCACGCCGACGACGTGATCGCGAAGGTCGAGGGGTTGCCGGTGCGCCTCAAGAGCGAGACAGATCGCAGCGACCATCCGCTCCGCAACACTCCGGACGGCCGCAGTCCGACTCAGGTGCTCGTGCCACCCGGAAGCTGAATGCAGACCGACGCCCGCCCGACGACACCGTTCGAGCGTGTCAAGCTGTTTCGGGCGCAGTCCGCGCTCGAATGGGAGAAGATCCGGCGCAACCCACTCTACTGGCTCGAGCGATACGCCTATACCCGCGACGAGCGCCGCCAGCATGAAAACGAGCGTCCGTTGCTGCACGGCCCGAACTGGATCGACGACGAGACCGGGTTGTTCCCGGTGCGCGAGCTCGGAGAATGCCACTGCGGATCCGAAGACGGCCGGGAATGCGGTCCGTGTACCGAAGACGACTATCTGCGGCTGCTGGCGGGCGCGTGGCACGAGAACGATCTGATCGCGGTGCCGAAAAGCCGGCAGCTCCGCGTCACACACCTATTCACGAACTTGCATGGCTGGATGGCGATGTGTTTCCCGGGTCAGAAGATCGCGATTCAGTCGAAGAAAGCTGAGGACGCCGACGAGATCCTCGAGCGGTTGCATGTCAGCTTCCAGATCATGCGAAAGAAGCACTCGAACATCTCGTGGCCGACGCATCGCCGGAAGCAAATGCGGATCATCTTCCCGAACGGTTCGATTCTGATGGCGGTATCTCAGGGTCCGGACAAGGTGCGCCAGTACACGTTCAGCGCGATCTTCTCCGACGAGATGGCGTTCCAGGCGGACGCAGAATCGGCGTTCACTGCGGCGTTACCGACGATCGAAGGCGGCGGCAAGTATACCGCCGTGAGCTCGGCGAACCCCTCGTTCTTCGAGGATCTCGTGAAAGATGAAATCGACCGATGGTAGGCTCCGATCGGCTGAACAGACGGTTGTCCGGATCCTCGAGAACCGGTGGGCTCACCACATCAATGGAGACCAATTTCCCACGAAGTTCGTTCTTCAGCTCCGACAACACGAGCCCTTTCGCGAGATGGTCGCCACCTATCTGGACTCGGGAGCGGTGTCCTTGCCTGATCTGGAACAGACCCCCAGGATCACACGCAGAGTCGACGGGACGGTGGTCGATCTGATGACGGAAGAACTCGGCGGTGACCCGAACCGGTGGCTCTGCCGTGATTGCCGGGCCGAAATATCGCCGGGTTCGGTCCGCTGCGGCGCCTGTCAGGAATGGCGCGAAACAGGAGTTCGTTGATCGTGAAACCGCTCTCGCTTCACTTGCCCGAGGTCGAACCCGGCGAAGCCCTCGAGGTCATGCCCGGCGTGCGGGTGTGGCGCAACCCGAGCAACGAGTTCCTGGTGGTGCGAACGCACTACACCGCCGACCCGAACCGTCGAGGTGACTGGAAATACAAGGCTTCGCCAAAATACGGCGGCCTCAACTCCTGGCGTTGGCGCAAGGAACAGGAAATCGACTGGAAGGCGATGGCGGGACGCCTCGTCTGGGAAAACTGGGACGAGTCGGTGCACATGATCGAACCGTTCGTGCCGCCGATGCATTGGCCGAGATGGGTGTTGATTGACCCGGGGTGGACGAATCCGACGTCCGTTCTCTGGGTCGCCGTCGACGTCGATGCTGACCACGATCTCTACGGCTACCTTCCCGTGCACGTCTACCGCGAACTATACGAATCGAGACGCTCGACACACGACATCGCGCTGCTCGTCGAAGGTTCGAGCTGGCACTGGACGTCCGACGGCCGGCGACTGCGCGAGCAGATCGAGGAGGTCATCATCGACCCGTCCGCGAAGCAGGAACATCAGTCCGCGGCGTCGCCGGAGAACGTCGACGAGTCCGCCGCGACGGTGTTCGATCAGCTTCGTGAACGGCTCGAGGAATCCGGGTTCGTGGTGCCGGTGAAGACCGGCAACAATCACAAGCAGGAGGCGATCGTCGAGATCCTCCAGCGACTCGGTAACTACTGGTGCGACGCGGAAGGGTTGCCGCTGTACGACGAGAACAACAACTGGCGCACGGCGACCGAAGAGGAGCTTCTGGCAGGCGCATACATGATTCCGCCGACACTCTTCCTGCACGGCGGCTGCCGTGAGACGGCGCAGGAGTTCGCCCGTTACCGTTGGAAGGACTGGCATTCCTCGGAGGTTCGCGAACGTCGCAACGATCCCGAAAGCCCGATCGACAAGGACGATCACTCGATCACGAACCTGATCAGGTTCATGAACGAGATGCGGAAGTTGCGCGGCGGCGACCCCGAAGACGATGAAGTGTTGTTCGATCTCAGCGCATGGGAGTCACGCTTCGATCGCTCCGAGCCGAAATCAGCCGAAGAGATCCAGCAGGAACGCCACCAGAAGGCGGCATCAAGGTTTCGCAAGAAGCGCATGAGAGGCCGGAGGTCACCATCGCAGAACCCCTGAGCGTCCTCGAACTGATGCAGGCGGCGACGTTGCTCCAGAACCCAGCGCGTCGCATCCAACAGGCTCGGGCGCGCACCGGCGAGTCGATTCGCACCGGTCCACCGAGCCCGATCACCGGCAACCCGACGCCTCGCTCGGTCGAACAGACCGAAGGCCGTACGCCTGCGGTCATCGCGGCCCGGGAAGCCGACCGGCGTCAGCGTGGCAGGGAATGAACACGTCGTGGCCGATCGTCGTGCTGGCGATCACGGCGGCGTTATGCATCTTCGTCTTGACGATCGCGTTCGTCGCCGTCGTTGTCTGGTGGATCCGTTCGCAGCAGCCTACGCAGCCGGGAGCGCCGTACAGCCCGCAGGGCGATGCTCAGGGACGCCCGTTCTCTGAATGGGGCGACGAGCAGAAGAAGGCGGCGATCACAGAGTTCCTCGACTTCGCCGAAGGCATGGATCAGATCGCGATCGAAGAATGGATGCGTCAGAAGATCGAAGAGGAGGGTTGGGAGCGTGAAGACGTTCGCGAATATCTCGATTCCCGCGAACCGATCGAGTTGAACTGATGGCTTCCAGAGACCCGTTCGCCGCGAACCCGGATGCGTTGCTCGACGAACTCGCTCGCGGCGGCCCAGCTGTTGGACAAGAAGACGTGCTGCGTGCCGCACAGAGCGGCGACGAACTCGAGCGATTCCTGCTCGAGCAAGGCTTCTTCGGCGAGATCGAAAACATCCCGGTCGATCCGATCGTCACGATGCGGGCCCTGGGGACGATCCTCTCGGAGATGCGTGAGGACGCGATCGAGGAACGCTGGCCGCAGGACTCAAACACGCTCCTAAACTTCGCGTTCAAGAACGGCCACCATTTCATCGAAGCCGATCGCTCGAAACGGGCGGTCGTGCCGCTGCCGGCGCCGAAAGGGCTCGTGCGACGCAAGGTCGCGAAGTTCGAGCCCTGGTTCCGTGCTCAGCACGGACGCCTCGCTGGCGGCCAGCCGCAGTCGCAGATCGTCCCGAAGACGAATCAGATCGAAGACAAAGACGCCGCAGACTACGCCGAGGAACTCATCGAATGGCTGACGCCATTCGCATGGAGCCACGAGAACAAGTCCGAGGTTGCGATGTGGGGACTGCTCGGCGGGCTGGCGATCGTGCATCCAGGGATCACGTGGGTGCTGGACCCGGAATACGAACAGGCGACGGGGTTCCCGCATCGCCCGGATCTCGAGTTCATCGTGCTCTCGCCGATGGAATGCTGGACCGACAACGACACGCCACAGATCAAAAACAAGACCTGGTTCGGCCGCGACATCATCCTCACCGAGGCAGACGCGAAAGCGAAGTTCCAACTCGTCGAAGACCAGGAGAAGTTGACGCTCGAGACAGACCGCGACCCGCACTCCGAACGCGGCTACCACACGCTCAAACAGGTGCGCCGGTTTCTGTATCGCGAGGACCCGTGGTCAACCCCGTCGACGCCGAACGTCCCGGCGCGTCACCATGGCCAGGAAGACGTGATCGTTGCCGAGTTCTGGGGCGACCCCGGACTCGTGCTCCAAGGTCGCTTTCTCGAGGGACTCGGCGAGTTCCCGGAGCTCACGACAGAGGTGCTCCACGACGGTTCGGACGGTCGGCCGGCGCTCGTCCGGTTCCCGGAAGGACTCAGGGTACAGTTCACACCCGAGGGACACGTCCTCGACATCGTGAACAATTTCTACGGATTCCTGCCGTTCCGCGAGTTCAAGTTCTCGCAGTCGGCCGGCTTCTGGTCGCCGGCGTGGGCGACACCGCTCAGGGAACTGAATCAGGCGATCGACTGGGCATACAGCCTGCGCGAACAACACCTCATGAGGACGGCGATTCCGCCGTTCCTCGAGCCGAAGGAAGCGAAGATCAACCGCCGGTTCACATCTTCCGGCATCTCGCAACGCATCAAATACTCGGCGAACCGTTTCGGTGCGAAACCGGAATGGGCGAACCCGCCGAACATGCCTGTCGACACGATCCAGTTCATCCAGGAACTCGAGCGGCTGTTCCAGGACATCGGTGCGTTACACGAGGTCTCGCAGGGCCGCTTGCCGGCGCAGCTCTCGGGCGTCGCCGTCTCGCTGTTGCAGGAACAGGATCTCCAACAGCTCGGCTTCCCCGGCGAAGAGCTCGAGAGCGGATACCGCGACATCATGCGCATGGGCATGTTGAACATTCAACAGTTCTGGCCCGAGAACGACCCGAGGTTGATCCAGCTTGCCGGCAACGCGCTGTACAAGCTCTCGAGCTTCATGCAATCGGACCTGAACTCATCGCTCGACATCCAGATCCAGAAAGGCTCGGCGATCCCGAGATCCGCGGCGGCGATCAAGGCCGAGACGCGAGAACTCTGGGAGCTCGGTGCGTTGATCGACGAATTCGGGCGCCCAGACTTCAAACGACTGCTCTCGGTCTATGAACACGGCAGCGAAGACGCGCTCTACGAGGAAGAGGAGCTCGACGAGGCGAACGCCCGCGAAGAGGAAGACGCGATCTTGCAACTCGATCCGCTGCTCGCGGAACAGGTACTCGTCCAGGCTCTCGAGGTCGGGCAGCTTCCGCCACCGCTCGGTCTTTCGAGCTTCGACAATCACCTGATCCACGAACGCTCGCACCGGAAACGGCTCAAGCGCATCGAGAATGATCCGAGAATCGCACCCGCGAATCAGGCGCTTCTCGAGTTCCACTGGACGTTGACCGTACAGGCTGCGCTGCCCATTCTGATACAGACGGATCCGGACGTCGCTCTGCCGTTCCTCGGCCCCGAAGCGGCCCAGGAAGACGAGGGTGGAGGCGAATCGACCCAGGAGACGAACTCATGACGCACCAGGATCGCAAGGCCCAGCTCGCCCGTTCCCGGATCCCTCGCAGGGTGACGGCGACCGAACAGGTGGTCGAGTTGGGCACCGAGGTGATCGTCACCGCGATTAACGTACAGGGCGGCGCCGGTGCGTCCGGCGTCGAACTCCGCTCGGGCGGCGCAGGCGGTGATCCCGACTTCGCACTCCGTACCGGCGGCGGCGCCGACGGCGCCTTCTCCGTGCCGGGCGGCATCCATTTCCCCGACGGCCTTCACGCCACGCTGACCGCGGGCGACGAGGTCGTCTACCTCGTGACGAACTGAGGAGTCCGATCATGGCAGACGGAGACGCCCGCGCCGGGTCCGTCGAAGAGGTAGCCGACAAGTACGGTCTCGAGATGAACCCGACCGACCAGGACACGAGCGGCGAGGAAGAAGCCGCCTCGGCGCCTGAAGGCGGCACGAGTCGCGAACCCGATCTCTCGGCTGCCGACCGAGAGCTTGAGGAACGCATGATGTTCGAGGGCCTCGACGACAACCTCGAGATCCTCGAGGAACGCGAGAAGCAGGCCACAGCAGCCGACGAAGTCGAAGCCGGCGGCGAAGACGAAGCGGAAGCCGAACCCCCCGAAGACGCCGAACCCGAGGCGCAAGCCGAAGAAGCGGACGAAGCCGCAGAAGAGCCCGAAGGTGACGAGGACGCCGACGAAGAAGGCGAAGAGCGTGAAGAAGACGTCGGCTACGACTCGTGGAGGGAATGGCTCACGAACGAGATCGACGACCCGTCTGACCGGCAGGCTCTCTTCGACAGCCTCCTCGAGTCCGAAGACATCGTCCTCCGCTACACGGCGAACGGCGAGGAGCACGAGGAGAGCGCCCAGGAGGTGCTTCGCAAGGCCGCGGGGTACATGGGCCAGGGCGAGGTCACGAAACGGTTCCAGGAGGCCGCACAGCGGCAGCAGCAGGTCGAACAACTCAGGGAACAGCTCGTCGAGCAGGCGCAGAAGATCCAGACGGTGCAGGAGCGTTTGCAGTCGACGATCGACGATCCCGCTACGTTCACCGACACGCTCAGCTCGATGGCCTCGCTCGACTATCTCAAGGATCTGCGCGACAATCTGGACATGGTGGTGCGGGAGGCCGAGGAGAACCCGCGCCTCTTCCGTGTGGACCGGCGTCTCAGCGGCATCGAACGCGGGCTCCAGGCGATGATGGGCGGCATCCAGAACGGCGAAGCGGCCTCGAGAGAGCCACCCGCCAGCCGGAACGGTGCCGAGACACAGAACACCGACTCGGGCATCCCGGAAGACCTCGGCTTCCAGCCCGGCGTCGGCTATCCAGGGGATTATGCCGAAATCGCGGTGCGCGACGTGAGGAACATGCTCGCCGGCGCGGACACCGATCTGACGTTCGACGACGTCGCCGATCGGTGGGAAGAGGAAGGCATGACCCGTCCAGTTCACGAGGTGACTCGGGATCTGCTCAAGGCGGAACGCGGCGATTCTCGCAAGAGGAACATCGCGGCGGACCCGCCGACCCGCGGCAGACAGCCCCGACGGAAACCCGGAAGTGGTGAAGCATCGAACGAGTCGGAGAAACAGCCCTCCTCGCGAGAGCCCGAGACGTGGGACGACATCGAGAAACACGTCCGGAGCATGATCGAAGGCGGCTGACGCTCCGAACACCAGACAGGTTTCACAAGGGGTAAGAAATGCCAGGAGCGACTACCCAAACGCTGCTGGAGCTGTTGCAGAAGAACTATCAGCCGGGAATCACCCGGCAGTTCAACGCGGATTTCCCGCTTCTGCGCTTCATCCGGCAGAACAGCGACGACATCTCGGCCGAAGGTGAAGAGGCCGTGATCGCGCTCGAGACGGGGCTGAACGAAGGTGGCGGATTCCATGGTGAGTCCGCCGACGTGGCCGAATCGGGCAGCGCGGCCGTCGAGCAGGCGAAGGTTCGCCTCAAGCAGATCACGTTCCGAGTGCGAATCACGTTCAAGCTCATGAGGAAGGCTCGCACCAACGCGGCGGCGTTCGCCAGAGGTCTCCAGACCCAGATGACCGCCACCCGCGACGCATTCACACTGACAGGAAACTCGTATCTGTGGGGCGACGGCTCGGGCGTGATGGCCCGGGTCCAGTCGGAGACGATCGACGCCGACGACAAGCTGATCCTCGACCGCGCTTACGGCGTGGCCGATGGCGGAACGCCGGAGTCGATCATCCGGAAAGGCCAGGTGCTGCACATCCTGGACACGAAGGGCTACGAAGACGGCGTGAGCGTCGATCGTGGCATGGGCGAGGTGGAAGCCGTCGACATGACCATCGGAGGCGGCGCCATCGAGGTGCGACTCAAGGCGGGCCACACGCTGGATTCCGCCGGCGTCGCAGCGGACGACTACGTCTACCTCCAAAACACCATCGAGGGCTGGGTCGACCCGGGAGAGGTCGAGGACAACCGGCCCGCGATGGGGATGCTCGGCTTCTACGACGATAGCCTCACGGGCACGCTGCAAGGGGTCGACCCGACGACTGACCCCTATTGGAAGCCGGAGCCGCTCACGATCGCGCAGGCGAGCGTAATCGCGGATCTCAGGAACGCGAGAAACAGGGTCGCGAAGCGGATCAGGCAAGGCCGCATCGGGTTCGCGATCTCCTCGTATGAGACCCAGGAACGCTACGCCGCCGAGCTCGATCAGAAGGTCGAGTTCCGCAACGTGAATCGCTTCGATGCGGGTTGGGACTTCACCGACTTCTTCGGGCGGCCGTGGTTCATGGATCACACGGCCCCCGATGCGCGGGTGTTCTTCGTCCCCCAGGGACGACAGCTGGAACGCTACGCGGTCACGGACTTCATCGAGTTCGTCGACGAAGGGGCCGGTTCGATGCAGCTCGTGCCGAACAAGACGGTGTTCGACATCCTTCTCACCGGCATCTACGAATACGGGATCCGGCGCAGGAACGGTCTCGTGTCCGGCGTGGGCATGAACTGGTGATCCCGAACGATCGGAGATTCCCCCGGGGGGGGCTCCCCCCGGGGCCTCCTCTTCCCTGGCTGCGGACCCGACGGACGAGATGATCGACCCAGAAGAGATGCTGACCGGGATCGAGATGGCCGGACTCGATCAGCAGACAACCGCCGCGTTGCTCGAGCTTCTGGAATCGGTCGAGTGGCGCAGAGAGGCGGGCAAGGCATACCCTCCACAATATGCCGTCTCACGAGCCTACCGGCCGCCGGAACAAGCGCAGCAACAGCTACGCCGACGGCTGCGGCGGTTCCCTCGGGTGCGCCCCGACCGCTACGAGATCCTGTTCAACCTCGAAGGAGCAGACTTCACCTTCGACGGCCCGAGCTGGGACATCGTGAAGTGGGTGCGTTTCCCGGAGGCGATGGGGTTGTTGATCGGCAAGGGATGCATGACAGTTGTGGTCTACGAACCGTTCGTGATCCACAGCATCCCCGGCAACCGTTCTCCGCTGTCGATCACCGACGCTGAGGTGATCGAACTGATGCGAAACTCCGTGACCCTACGGTCGAGTCAAGAGATCGACGAGAAGATGAAGCAAACGAACCTCAAACGACTCGAAGACGAACGTGCGCGGCAGGCAGACGAGGCTCTGGCGTTCGCCGAATATTACCGCAACCTCTTCCGCAGAGCCGCTGAGGAAATGGGGATCTGACCCATGAACTTGAAGAAGACGCAAAAGCCCGCGAACACCTCGTGGAAACAGTTCTTCCGCGAACTCCGAGACGCCGGCGAGATCACGCGGCTGCAACTCCGGGCCATCGCCCGAGCGATGAACCGCGTCCAAGAGGAAGACGACGACGTCGACGAGGCCGCAAAGAAGGCGCTCGCCTTGCTCCAGAAGGGGGAGCTTCCGGTTGCCGGTGTGGGCGACGACGACCCGCCTCTCGTAGTCGAGGAACTGGCTGAGAACCTGAGCCCGAAACAGAAGCTCCTCGAACTCCGGCGCGCCGACGCGATCACGCCGATCGAGACTCGGAAGGCCGCGAAAGCAATGGACGACGGCGCCTCGATCGAGGATGCACTCGTGGAGGCGGGAGCCGAACGGGTCGTCACCGCAGTCCCGCCACTCACATTCGACGAAAGCGACGAAGGCGACGGCGACGACGACGGCGACCACGGCGGAGACGAGAGCGACGGCGAGGAGGAGGACGATCAGGACGAGGGAGACGAGGATGACGTACCGTTCCCGAAGACGCTCGAGGGCGTTCTGGAACTCACCGTCGCGGACATTCGTCGCATCTCTCGGAAAATCAACTCGATCGAGACGCTCGAGAAGCTGATCGACATGGAGAAGCAGGGGCAGGAGCGCACCTCCGCAATTGATGCGTTCGCCATGCGCATCGGACAGATCAAGGACGAGGGCCCGGCGGCCTGACCCATGATCTTCTCGGTCCGTGAAGTGATCCAGACGATGCGCGGCAGGGCTCCGAACCCTGGCGATCTCGATGCCACGCAGATCGCGTTGCAGTTCAACACCCACCTGCGCGATCTCGTGCTCGAGTATGTGACCCACGACCCGGAACGTCTCAGCGAGGAGGCGATCATCCCGGAATCGGACGTGGACGTCGATCCGGTTGATGTGACCACCGCCGGGCTGATCGAGTGGCTCGTCATCAACGGCGTCGACTGGAGGAAATCGGACACGGCCGACTTCGATGGACAGGTCGTGATCGCGACCCAGGAGGCTCGTCACCGCGCCGCCACCGAATATGCACACCTCGGCGAACCGATCGGATATTTCATCGACCGACACCGGGCGATTCGCAAGGTGAACGATTGGTCCGGCGTCCACGACATCCAGATCCTCGGGGTGCCCGCGCCTGACCCAATCCAGCCCGGGCAATGGGATCAGGAGTTCGACTATCCCGCGCCGCTGTTCCGGGCGTTGCAATACCAGATGCAGGTCAGCTTCGCGGCGGTGCTCGGCGGCGACGGCGGCCTGCTCAACCTCTGGCTCAACGAGCTCCAGACCGCCCGACAGGCGATGCTCCTCGACGCGAAGGATCACGTGACCGGCAACGTCCGGGTCGAGGATGTGCCTCACGTCAGCTTCTATCAGTAGGGGGGCTGGATGCCCGCGACCGTCGAGGCGGTGATCCAGGAGGCCCGCGACGTCATGCGGGACTTCGACACCGACTTCCTTCCGACCCCCGACGAACTCGTGCGGGTCACCAACCGTGAAGAACGCCTCGTGCTCGTGCAGGTGCTCGAGGACGCCGTTTCAGGGTTCGCGCTCCCGGGCGACACGCCCACCTCCATCGAGGTCAGCACGCACGCCGAATCCTACGCGCTCCCGGGCGATTTCTGGCGGCTGCGCAGCGACACGCTCCGGCTCGTGAAGACCGACGGATCCGTGCGGCGGGTATTCCTCACGATCCCGGAAGCGAGAAACACGATCCCGGGACGCGAACCGTCGGCGTTCATCCAAGCAGCAAACCTTTTTCTCGTCGATGGCGTCGATACCGGCGACGCGACGAACCGGATGTTCGGGTGGCAAGGTGTCTCGACGGTCGATTTCACCTACGTCACCGAACCCGCCGAGAAGACCGACGTCGCACAGGAACTCGCTCTGCCGGATGAAGCTGTGCCGGTGCTCATCATGAGGCTCGCACTCTGGCTGGCGACCCGGGGGAAGCTCGCCGAACTCACCGTCCAGATGATCCGCGATCAACTCGGTCGACGTGAAGCCGAGATGCGGCGGGCGATCCAGTCGTTCCCCGGCGGCCGGGGGCGCTGATGCCCCGGGAGACGAACCCACTCACCGACCTCCTGGGCCCCGTCCCGATCCGGGGCGGTATCGACGCGACGGTCCCCGTCCACGATCTGCCGAACGAGGTGCCGGAGGAACTCTGGAACCTCGACTTCGACGGCTCCGGCCGCGTCCGGGCCCGACCGGGCTCCGTGTTTTACTCCCGCATCGGGCGCGGCCCGGTGCTGTTCATCGGCACCCACAGTTTCGAGACCGGCCTGAGATCGTCCAAAACGGTCGCTGTAGTCGCCTCGGGCCTCGGGCGGCCCAACCCTCTTACCGATCCCTCCGAGGACGGCGAGGCAGTCCATACGGTCGGTTTCTGTACGGATGTACGGAGTCGAGCGCCTCTGCTCGACTTGCGCGCCCGGGAAAGCGATCGGTTCGAGATGGCGAGTTTCCTTGATCGCGCCTGGATCGCCGGGTCCACACTCGACCATCGCATTCGATCGTTCGATTTCGCCTCCGATGAGTTCACCTCGATCGAGGGAGTACGCGGCACGTCCGTTGAAGCGTTCGGCGGCCGGCTCTTCGTCGGCGGCGATCCGGTCGTACCGAATCAGGTGTTCGCGTCGAACCCGGACGAGCCCGAGAACTTCGATCTCCCCGGCATCCAGATCGGCTCGAGGAACGCGAAGATCAAAGTGCTCACCTCCTCGGGCGGGCTGCTCATCATCTTCACCGATTCGTCGGTGCACTGGCTGGCTGCGGGCGCGATCGAGCTCGGAGAACTCGAGACTGAAACGATCGGTGGCGGCGGCGGCCTCGGCGGTAAGTTGGCGTGGTCATCGGGATCCGACGGCTTCCTCTACTGGCTGTCCGGTTCCGGGCCGAAACGATGGCAGCGTGGTCTCGGCGCGGCGGACCAGACGTTTTCTGCTCCGATCCGCCACTTCTTCGACACGGTCGGCGGCGACCTCTCCTCGGCCGTGGTCTGGGACGATCAGGCTTCCCGGGCGATGCGATTCTTGTTGCCGAGCCGAGGTTCAGACTACCCCGATTATCTGCTCTCATATTTCTACGAACGGGATGTCTGGACGCACGGAGCGACAGGAGCGAACCCGAAGATCGTAGCGCGGCTGCGGGATCGAGCAGCGCGGCTGTCGCTGCCGTTAGGCCAACCGCTCTACACGGCGGCGGTGCCGTTCACGGACCCGCTCAGCGGCGAGCGCACGGTGTTGGCCGGCGACCAAGACGGGATCCTCTGGCGGTGGGTGCCGTGGGCCAGGGAGAAGATCCGGCAGTGGTGGGAAGGCGCAGACTTCCGGTGCGAGCTGAAATATGCACCGATCGAGGTCTCACCGATCGGGTATCGCGGGCAGGTGCACCAGATCAAGTTCGACACGCTCGTCGGACGAGAGTTTTTGTTCTCCGTCTTCGTCGAACGCGACTTCAACGGCAAGTTTTTCCTGTCACAGGTGTGCGAACAGGATCTGTTCGGCGGCAGTCTCGACGAAATTCAACTCGGCGACGATCAACTCGGCCGGCTGTTCGGTGAACGCATGGTGCCCACACACATCGGGACCGGTCTCTGGCGCCACGGCCTCGGGAAATCGCTGCGTGTCTCGCTCGTCTGGAATCACACCGACGGGCCGGTCGCAATCGGGGCATATGAGATCGAACGTTCGCTCGCAGCGGATGCGCTGCTGAAACCGATCGAGCCACAAGTCGACCTGGACGACATCCCGCCGACCGAGTTTGAAGGGCTGGTCGAACCGGCCGGCGACGAGGACTCCGGCGGCACCACCACCCCGCACCCGCCGCCGGTCATGGACACGGACCGTCCAGAGATCGAGCAGATCACCGCGATCGACCAGAGTGACAGTGAACACGATGTGTTCAACGTCGCGGATCCTGCGAATCCGTTGCTCATGCTCAGGCTTGATGAGCAGAACGGAGAAGACGGCGCGAGCGTCGAGGCGTCTGGCGAATATGTCGTGAGTTGGAACGTCTTCACGGGTACGGATTCCATAAAAGGTATCCGGATGTGGGACATGAAGGGTGTGAAGATCGCCAGTTCCGTGATCGACTCGGTACTCCAAGGTGCGCTAGACGTGACTGTCGAAGGGACCGTCGCGTATGTCATAAGCGAAATTGCCGACACCCTCACCACGATCGACATTTCGGACCCCGAAAACCCGGTCATATTGGACAGTTCGGCGGGCGACCTTTCCAGTCCAAAACGAATCATCGTGCAGGACGGCATCGCCTATGTCCTTGATTCGGGGCTCGGCGGTGTTGTGTTCTATGACGTAAGCGATCCGGCAAACATTGCTTTAATCAATGCATGGTCAGATCCGGCGTTTGTGAACCCGTTTGATTTCGACATCAACGCGCTGGCCACGCTCGCGTTCGTGGCTGACAAGAATGCCGATCTGCTGATCTCGGTTGATATTTCAGACCCTGCCGCTCCGGCCGTCATTTCACAGATAGGTGGCGGCTTCAACGGGCACAGGACCGTTGTCTTGCGCGGTAACGAAGCTTTTGTAGGGATCGAGTTCGACGACACATTGGTGTCGTTCGATGTGAGTGATCCGGTGAATATGAGCGTGATACAAGCGTTTGCGCCGGGTGGGAATTTCACGCGACCCTGGCGGATGGATCTCTTCGGCGATGACAGTTTTTTGTGTGTCGCGGCGAGGAGTGGCGATGCGGTGTTCTCCGTCGACATCACAGATCCGGCGGATATGTTCGTCGTCGGAGAATGGCAGCAGGACGAAGCGGATAACGTGGAGTGGGTGAACGTCCGCGGATCTTTGGTGGCCGCTATGGCCGATAGACCCACCAATACCGTATGGCTGATCGACTTCGCGGATCTCGCGAACCCCAAGACATTGGGCCGTCTGTGGACGAGATTGTCGCCGGGAGACTCGAGAGACGCGCAAGGTCTCTATCTGGGCGATGAATTTCTATACATCTGCGAAAATTCGACCGACGCTTTAGTCGTGGCAGATGTGCGGGATCCGGTCGGTCCGGTGTTCTTATGGAAATCCAGGCCGTTAATCGACCTCGGGTTGTTGAACTCGACAAATGTTGAAGAAAATTTCTCGAATTATATCCGGCAGCGAAACCGGATCTATATGGCGGCACGGACGACCGTGACCAACGGAGACAGCGAAGACAGCCGCCATTTGCTTGTAGTGGTTGATCAACCGGATCCGACACAACCGCCCACGGCCATCCTTTCGTCTGCGTCCCTTTCATCAGGAGCGGGTGGCATAGCGGGCCCACCGCTGATCTTGAGCGATGGACTCACGGGTTTCGTGGCTCACAATTTCGATTTCGGATCGGGAGCGACCCCGGCACTCACTTCGTTCGAAGTGTCTCCCGACGGCAGTGTCCTCAATATTCTGGACGTTATTCCTCTCACCCCAGCCCCCGGCGGCGGAAATCCAGGCTTCTCCCGAGAACAAATGACACTGAATGAAGACGAGAACCGTCTTCTGCTCACGAGCGATCAGCAATTCGTATCATATTTGATGGACATTTCGAATTCGTCGTCGTTGGTGCAGCTCGATTCATGGCAACATCCGAATGGCGATCGGTTAATGGGTGCCGAATGGGGTCGAGATACGACGAAGCAGTACGGGTTCGTGTTGAATCGAGACAATTCGAACATTCTGATCTTTGATTTCAGCGCAGACTCGTTCGATCTCGCCAACGAGTTTTCCTATGCCACCGGACAGCGGTTGACCGGCCATCAAAAGATTGCCGTTTGGCCGAACGGTCGCTATCTGATGCTACACGATAGGCGCATATTCGATATTACCGACCCGCCCAACCCGGTCGAGATCGGCAGGCCGCCCGGCGAGCTCGACTACAACCTCACTGTGCGCGGCGGCTCGTACAGCGAACGCGTATTCGATCCATCTCCACCGCCCCCGTTGGCGACGAACTTCGCAGTCGGAGCGAGCGATCAGGAAGGGACGGTCGTGTTCTATGCCCTCGACGATCTGACGGCGCCGGAAGTGACCGGCTTCAGCTTCCGGGAGGCGCTCGAGAGAGGGCGCGGGGATGCGGCGTTCATCGAACTGTTCGCCAGTGGTCAGTATTTCGCGAAAATCGGCTCCGAAAAACTCATGGTCTTCGGCGGATTCGGTGACCAGCTCGACCTCGTCGGCGAGGTGGAAGACGGTCGGGCTGGCTCGATGGTCGGCGGCGACCAAGAGGATCAAGTCGGATGGGTCGGGGTGCTGCCCCGCTCGCTGGCGCGGGTCGATCTCACGGACCCGACGGCACCGGTGCTCGAGCCGGAGGTCGAGGTTCAAGAAGAGATGCTCGACTTCATCCGTCCGATCCGGGTTGAGAACGGACGTGTTCTGGACCGGCAACTCGGATGGATCACGCCCGAGACCGGCGAGCGAGACGGCTTCTACATCGACCCGGCGTTGCAGCGATCGAAGGTGATCGGTCTGTCCGGCAACGAGGCGTGGATCCAGGGTGGCGGCCTCGATGCCGGCGCCGTCAGCGTCGTGGATGTCGCCGCGGGTTCCGGGGTGCCGATCCTGTCGACGCTGCGCGAATCCGATTTCGGGCGTGCGATCTCGGCGAGCTCAGGACGTCGCGTTCTGTTTTCTGGCACCGATCGGTTCATGCTCTTCGGACAGAAAGATACCAGCGACGATCCGGTCGTGGTCTCCGTCGACGCGTCGGATACATCCGCAGTTGTGATTCAAGGCGAGGTTTCGGATCTCGCTGCCGCGCTCGGTGGCGTGTTGAACGGGACCGATCTCTGGGTGGTCACCTCGAAGAACGTGGTTGCGCAGATCGACGTGAGCGACCCGGCGAACCCTCAACTCACCGGCACCTGGGCGGTGGACGCCAACATGCAGACGACCGGCTCCTGGACGCCGGTGGTCTTCCATCAAGGTCATCTGATCGTCGCGTTACAGCCCGGAGGCGACGGCGACTTGCGCATCGGCTCGCTCGACCCGCTCGACCCGACCACGTTTGTCCAGATCCAGAGTCTCGCGGGGACCGAACACAGCCTGCTCGACATGGGCGTGCTGTCCGGCGATCGGCTCGCGATCGTCACCCGCGGGCGAGTCGGTGGCGTCAACGCCCGAATCCAGGTCGTGGACGCATCGAGTCCCGGGACCGGGCTGCCGGTACTCGAAGACGAGGGGCTTAACTTCGTAGCGGACGACGCCTCGATCGAGGTGGTGGGAGAACGGGCGGTCGTGATCGAGAAGGGGTCCGGCGCCGGGGCGACACAACAGTTCTCGCTCTGGGATCTGACAGCCGTGCCCGCCGAACAGACGTCGGTTGGTGCGCAGCCGCTCCAAGGAATGCGCTGGACCGAAGCCGCCGACGGCCGTGTGCTGCTCACCGACCAGAAAACCTTACCGCTCGTGGTTGGCCTCGATCTCGAACTGATCGAAGACTCGGTCGACCCGGACCTGGCTGACGCGATCGAGAATTTCTATGTCGAGGTGTTCGCGGACCGGCTGCCCGAAGGCGCCCAGGGCGGCAAGACCGTCGGTCAACGCCGGTGGACGCCGACGGCCGATCTTGAGAACGGACCGGTGAACGAGTGGCGCTGGATCGAACTGAACCTCGCTTCGTCGAACCCGAGAGTACAGAGTGAAGCTGGACTCGGGTTCGGCGATGAGATCAAGCCCAAGGATCTGGTGGTACAAGTCTCTTGGGATCAAGAGACCGGGGTCATCGGGTTACCAGACGGCAGGCTCCAGTTCTGGGACATCGCGACGGTCAACACCGCCAGCCTGCTCGGAGAGATCACGCTGCCGGCCGTCCCGAGTGCGATCCGACAGTCAGGCACCGATCCTCAGTGGACGGTCCTCTCCGCTGGCACCGGGCGGCTCATGGTCGTCGACGCCGCCGATCCCACGGACCCCCAGATGATCGGCGACACGGGCGATGTGAGCGCCACACAACTCCGACTCAACCGACTCGAGGTCTGGTAAGATGGCTCTCTACGAACGCGGCACGGTGTGGGGCGACGGCGGCATCCTCTCGGCAGATGCGTTGAACGCGGAGTTCGATCGAATCGCGGCCGTGCTGAACGGCGGTCTCAATGCGGAAAACTTCGGAGAAGACGTCGGCGACGGACTGGTGATCAACGCCGGCGACGACCGTTTCAACCCGGGAGGGCTCGAGCCTGCCGAACGCATCGCCAGCGCGATCACCGAAGCCACGCAGACAGAGGTCAAGGTCGTCTGGGTGCCTCGCATCCTGTGGGGCTACGTCGAAGACGCGACGTTCTCGACCGAGATGTTCGATTCGACGGTGCTGATGGTGCGCGAAGGGCAGCTCTACCCGCACCACGACGTGATCGCCTACGGTGCGAAGGTTGACGACGCCACGGTGGATGATCGGCCGGCATTCGTCGCGGCGGACGCCGGCGCAGCCGCCTCCGCCTCCGGTGCCAACCCGGGGAGCCGGGTCGTACAGGCTGCGCTACCCGGCAGCTACGAACTGTCGAGCGATCTGCAACTCTCTTCGGGCGTGAGGTTCGAGGCGTTCCCCGGAGTCACGATCGCGACGAGCAAGGTCCTGGCTGCGGCCGATGAGGTGCTCGGATTCCGGGATCTGCCCGGCCTCGCCGTGCGCGAGTTCCAATTCGAGACACAGGTCGTGATCGCGGAGTCGACGGGTCAGCAGGTCGATCTCGTGGCGAGCGATGAGGTGGGCGTCGACGACGCCGATTTCACGTTCGATCTCACGAAGAATCGCCCGCTGATCTACATGATCGAGCTCGTGAACGAGAGCCTCGATCCGCCGGTGCGTCGTCAGCTCCTCGATTCATCAGTGAACGGGTTCGTGTTCGCTTCGGTGGTCGCCGAAATCCGAGAGTTTTTCTTGACCGTCGAGGGGTCCACGAAACAGGAGATCAATGTATCGATCTTCCTGGACAACCTCGATTCGGTCGAGAGCCGTACGATCACGGTGCGCCCGCGAATCTGGTTCTTGGAGACGACCTGATGGCCGGAGGTCGGCCGCTCCCGACGAAGCCACTCGACCGCGACCTACGTGCGCTTCAGCGCCGAATTCGTTATCTAGGGAGTGTCTCAAGCGATCCTCGCAGGCCAGGCGACGGTTGGGCGTGGGTTCGATCAGACCGGGATCCACCCGAGTTGCGCGTCTTCGTGAACGGCGCGACGTACAAACTCGAATTGCAGGAGGTCTGACATGGCTCCGCCGGTACTCGGATTCAACCGATTCGGAGGACAGGGCCCCACCGCCTCTCGAGGATTCGATGGCGGCGCCGGTCGACGTGCGAGCTTCATCGGCCCCGTTGCCGGGTTCCTGGGATCTCCGGCGGGCGGCAACTTCTCGTTCGAATTCACTGGCGACGAAGACTTCGACCCCGAAGATCGCATCGCCGCGATCAGAAACCGTGATCTGTTGCGCGGCGGCGTCACCCTCGAACGCGGCACCCAGGCACTCGAGAGATTCGACCCTGGACAGTTTCTTGGGGCTGACGCACTCTCGAGCATCTTCGATCAGGCGACCCGCAGTAATTTCCTTCCGCAGCTTCGATCGTTGCAGGCTCGGAACGCAGCGCGTGGGGTTCGTGGGCCGATCTCCGGAGCACTCGAGGGCGATCTCGCGAGCGGCTTCCAGCGGAACCTCCTCGCGGAGGTCGCTCGGGCGGGAGGTCAGAGGGCGAGTCTCGATTTCTCCCGGGCGCAGCAGCTCGCCGAGATTGGCGGGGCGCAGCGTGCTCAGGGTATCTCGCTCCTCGGCACCGAACTCGAGCTCGGGCTGGCCCGGCAGCTCGCCGAACAGCAGCGCAAGTCTCGTCGTAAGCGGGGCATCGCCGGACTGATCGGTTCGGTCGGCGGCGGACTGATCGGGAGTGCTTTCGGAGCGGGCGGCCTCGGTGCGTCGATCGGCTCAAAGCTCGGTGGAATCTTCTAGGGAGAGTTCATGCCACCGCCCGTAGTAGATATTCGGCCTCGCGTCCTGCCCCGTGCGATCGGTGGCGAAGGTGGCCTCGAAGGCATTCAGGCTGCCGCAGATGCTTTTCTCCAGGTCAGCGAACGGCGACGTGACCGCCAACTTCGCCGCGATCTCGAACGGCTGCGCGGCGACATCCAGGGCACGTTACAGGAGGGCCGACTGGCTGCTCAGGAGCGTCTGTCCGGCACCTTCGAAGAGAGGGCACAGCAGGAACTCGAGCGGATCCGTGCACAGGCCCGCGAACAGCGTGGTACGATCGGATTCGAATTCGGATTGGACGCACCGTTCCGCGAACAAGAATTGGACCTGCGCGGCCGAGGACTCGACATCCAGGAACAGCTCGGACTCCTCGACAACGAGACACGGCGTGCCATCGGGCTCGGGCAAATCCAGCAGCGTGATCTCGAGTCCCTGCGCCGGTTCAACATCGGTCTCGCGGACATCAACCAGCGCAATCAGTTGGCTAGAGCGGGCTTCGGTATCGGTGGCCGGCGAGGCAGCCTGTTCCCACTCCAGTCGCTTGCGACGACCCTCGGCGGCCAGTTCGACATCGGCGGCGGATTCGGCCGCGACATCACCCGGGAAGACATCATCGGGCTCGGCGAGATCGCGAGGGGGAACTTCGATCGCGGCGCGTCGTTGCTCTTCCCGAGTCAGAACAGAGGCCGAGATCAAAGCGTGACTGATCGGCCACCGGGCGGCGCCGCGAACCGTCTCTTTGGCCGACAGCCGACCGAGGTGACCGGACAACCAGGTCTCACGATTGGCGACGCCGGGGTACCGCAGCCGAGCCCGGAAGCCGAGCGCCTGCGTGGCGGCGGCCGCAGCCTGCCGGAAGGAGGAGTCGGCATCGCGCCGGAAGACGTCGGTCTCGGTGTGAACCCCCAGGAGGTGCTCGGACTGCCGCCGGCTTCGGTGCCGCTGGACGCCGCGACGCCCGATCAGCACGCCACCTTCATCCAGAATTTCCTCGACGAGGAGGAAGGCGCGGCGTTCCTCGAGGCACTCCAGCCCGAGCAGCGTAGAGAGGTCGAAGAGATTCTCGAGCGCCGCCAGCGCGGGGTGCGGTAATGGGGACCCGGGAAAGCGATGTTCTGCAACGAATCTTGTCTGGTGCCACACCGCCTCCCGATCTATCACCGACAGAAGAAAATGTGTTGCGAAGAGTCTTGGCTAGTTTTCGTGAAGGTCGTAGGGGATCTCAAGCCATCGGCATCAACTTCCCTGAATCTTTCACAGCCCGAGAAGATTCACTCGTTCGTGCCGCAGAAATCCTCTTGGATCAGTCTTCACCTGACCGAGAAGCGACGGCGAGACTGGCGTCACAGACGTCAACGCCAAGACAGGTCGTAGAACCAACGAATCAGGCCGAGCCACCGCCCTCGCCGAATCCATCAAGCGCGTCTCCCGGCGGCCTGACGCCATTCCAAGTCGATCTTCTCCGCAGGATCCGCGAGCGTCGGGGACCGTTGACGACGCCGACAGAAGAGTTCGAGGAGGTCACCTCACCGATCGAACGAGCGGCGCTGCGGGCGCGAGGTGCTGCGGCCCGAGAGTTCACGCTGAACCGGCCGGAGTTGATCGGCGAGGAACTGCCCGAGTTCGCGGAAGGCGGGTTGACCGACCCAGCCACACTGTTCGGGACGCTGGCAGGGGCGTTGCCGCTGGCGGCCGCGACCGGATTCGGCACCAACGTGGCGCTGAGGTTGGGCACCCGTGCGGCCGCCGGCACCTCACGAGCCGCCTCACAGTCGGCGATCCGGCTTCTCGGACAGGCGCAGCGAGCAGATGACGCGGCCGCCGCCGCTCGACTGACGCAGCAGGCGGCGCAAGCCCAAAACGTGGCCCGTCGCGCCCGCAGAGGTGCGAGAGCGGCCAGATTTCTGAGCAGCGACGCGCCGGCGCGTGCGAGCCTCGGCCGCCGTTTCGGACAGTCCGCGGCCCGCAACGTGACCGAGGGTCTCGCATTCTCGGCAGTCGCCGGCCCCGGGCGCAGACTCGAGGAAGGCCAGACCCGGGGCGAAGCCGTCGCCCGCGAATTCGGTGTCGGGGTCGCTGCGGACGCGCTCCTCGGTGGTACGCTGGGAACACTCGGGCGACGGCTCGTCGGCCGCGCTGCCGATGCACCGCCCGAAGGGGGAACACGTGCTCTACCGGCGGGAGAGACGACTACGCGGCGAGCCGGACGAGCGACAGACGCGCCGCCCGCCAGGCTGGGGCCCGGGGACGCCGCCGGAGAGTTGCCGCCCGCGCCGGGTCCGGCCGGGAGGTTGCAGTCCGGTCGCGGACCGTTCCCGCGTCAGATCGAAGGCGGACCCGAACGTGGCTTGCCAGCGGCCTTCGAGAGCACTGGGGCCGTCCGGTTCTCCCCGTCGAGGTTCCGTTCTCCCGAGACCGGGCCCCGGATCGGAATGGAATCGACGTCCGAAATCGGGCCGCTCGGTGTCGTGTTCCGGTCGATCAGAGACCCTGCACAGGCCGAGTTTCGCACGCCCGAGGAAGAGGTCGTCGGTCTGTTGCCGGCCGAGACGCCAGGTGCGCGGCTGACAGGAGGCGAGACACTCAGCCCCGAACAGGTGCGACGACGCGATGTGGTGAGACCGGAGGCGAACCTCCCGTTCCTCAGCCGTCCGTCTCCGGGGGGTCGTCCACAGCCGGCCGCCGACGCGCCGATGCTGTTCCAGCAGGTACAAGCTGCCGAGAGCCCCGGCCAGTTGTTCCGTGCCGCCCGCCGGATCCGTGATCTGCCGGAGGAACAGCGCACTCCCGGACTCGTCGGAGCCCTCCAGGCTCGCGCCCAGGAGCTCGACGTGGAGCTGCCGGAGGTCCCAGGCGCCACCGCTCGTCCCGAAGCACCCTCGCCCGAGGCCAGGCTGGTACCCGAGCGTGCCGCGGAGCCCCAAGAAGTAGTCGGCCCCCCCGAAGCACCCGCGGCGCGTCAGACGCCGAACGAGAGGCTCGCACGACGCGGGGGCGCGGAAGCGGAAGAGGCTGGGCCGCCGCCGCTCACGGAGGCGGCTGAGCTCGACGAATTGCGGCCGGCTCTTCGTAGGGAGGTGCAGGGCATCCTCCGCGAGGAAGACCCGGCGGGGGTTATCACTCGAGCCTCGAACCTGCGGCAACGCAGCTTAGGGCCCGAGGAATCTCGCGTCGTCGGAGAACTCATCCAGCGTCGTCTCGCACAGGTGACCGAGGGCCAGCCCCGAGCCCAGACAGAGGGCCGGCGGACACGCCCCCAGAGTCAGGACATCCAGCCGGAGGGCCCTGTCGGCCCGATTCGCGGTGCGCAGGACCCCCGGGCTCGGATCGCGGCGCTTGAGAGAGAGTTGGCCGCCGCACAGCGGGCCTCCGAGACCGACGAACTCACCGGTCTTGCAAACCGCAGAGGCGATCAACGCCGGTCTCAGGAGGCGTTCGAGCGTCGGTCGCCAGGAGAGCAGCAAGTCCGGTTCCAGGGCGATCTCGACAACTTCAAGGCTGTGAATGATGTGCTGGGGGCCGACGTCGGCGACGACGTGCTTCGGGCAGTCGGAGAGGCCCTCCAGCGCGAGTTCCGAGACACGGACGCTGTCTCGATTGCGCGGCAGGGTGGAGACGAGTTCGCGGCGACGATCCGGGTGGCCGAAGGATCGAACATCGAAGGGATTCGCGACAGGATCGAAGACGCCGTTCAGAGGGCGATCGACAACCTCGGGGTGAATCAGCAGCTCCGAGCCGAAGGGTTCGACGATCTGGTCAGCTTCTCGCTGGCGGGACGAGCCGTCGGCGAAGAGGAGTCGTTGTCTGAGGTCGATCGGCTCCTCGACCGTGCCGTGAAGCGTCGCAAGCAAGAGCGCGGAATCTCCGGTGGGATCGAAGGACGCCGCGCCCGGGAGGAGCGGCTACGAGCTGACGAGGAGCCACCGGGCCCTTCTGAGGCCGCTCCGGCCCGGGGGGAGCCGGAAGCGGCCGAACCGAGCCCTCCCCGCACCGAGAGTCAGGACCCGGTCCGCAGTGCCTCCGAGCTCGTTGCGGAGGACTTGACGTCGGAGATCGCGCAACGAGCCGATCTCGTCCGGACACTGCAACGCTCTCTCGAGACCGGGGAAAGCCCCGGGGGCGCCCCGCTAGGGCGTGCCGGACTCCAGAACGTCGAACAGTCGTTGCAGCGCGAAATCGAGGGCGTCCGCAGCCGTCTCAACCGCATCGCCCAGGAGGTCGGCGAGGAAGCGGCCGAAGAGGTGCGATCGGCGCTCAACCTCGGAGTGTTCGAGCCGCCGCGCCCAGCGATCGACTCGCCGGCCGGAGCGTTCCGCTCACTCGATCAGGCTCTGGCGGGGCTGGAACGGGCGATCTCTTCGGGCGACGCTTCGACGGTGCAGGGCCACCTTCGGGCGCTGGCCGACAACCCCGAGGTCATCCGAAAAGGTGTGCCCCGCGCCCAGAACGAGTTCCTGAGCGAGCTTTCGCGCCTCGAGCAGCAGATCGGTTCCACGCCCGAGTTGCAGCGCGTCCGCGCCGAGGTCAGAGAGACGCTGCGCCACAACGTCGAGGAGTCCTCCTCGGCGATCGCACCGGATCGTGCCACGACCCGCCCCCTCGAGGAGCAAGCCGACGTCCTCGCCCGCAGCGACGCCGGCGAACGTCAGGTCGTCACAGAGGTGCGTCCGTCCGGTCCGATCGGATCCGACACGGTGATCCTGAAAGGCGACGGCACGGAGGTTCAGGCTCGATACCGGGTGGTCGAGCTCGAGGAGCTGATCCCGTCGCACGATCCGGTCAGCTTCCAACCGCTGCCCGAGTACTGGCCCGAACTTACGGTCCAGAAGCGGGACTACCTGCGGAACCCGGCGAATCAGGACGCGGTGATCGAGACGGCATCGAAGCTCCAGCCGAGACAGCTCCTCGATACTGGCAACCGTGCCCAGACAGGCCCCCCGACGATCGGCCCGGAAGGTCGAGCGGTGAACGGAAATCAGCGCATCATGGCGTTGCAGCGCGCAGCCGTTGAGAACCCAGAACGGTTCCAGGCATACCGCTCCGAGCTCGCCTCACAGGCGGGGCGTTTCGGTGTCGAGCCGGCCCGCCTTGAGGGGATGACGAATCCGGTCGTCGTACGCGAGATCACCGACGGGCGGGTCGACTTCGGCAGCCTCGAGCAGATCGAGGAGCTGAACATTGAGTTCGATCGGCAGATCGGGAAAAGCAAGAGCCTCTCCGAGGACGCGAACAGTCGTGCCGCGATTTTCTCGAGATCCGAGAGAGCGATCCAGGAGCTCACCGAAAATTTCGAACCGGAACAGACCGTCCGGAACTTTCTCGACACGCGCCCCGGGAGAGATTTCGTTCAGACGCTCGTGGACGAGGGCGTATTGACCCGCGGCGAACTCACACAGATCCTCGACGAAGGCGGGAACGTCACGCCGCTAGGGAAAGACGTGATCTCGGAGATGCTCACGAACTCCGCGATCGGCGACGTGAACGTGGTGCGGAACACCCCGAGTTTATGGAAGACGAGGATCGAACACGGAGTCCCAACGGTGATCCAGTCGCGATCGGTGCCCGATTACGACCTAACCCCCGTCCTGCGCGAGGCGATGCAGATCGGCGAGGCGATCGCGGCCCGCGACGCGATCAAGGGCGCTGACAACCCGGTTCAGGCGTTCCGTCAGCAGACCGGACTCGGACTCGGTGAACCCGAGTTCTCGCAACGGGCGCTCGATCTGGCGGAGTTCATAGATCAGACGCCGAAGCGGGAGGTGACACAGGCATTTCGCCGATTCCAGAAAGAACTCGACATCGCCCGACGGGCGGTTGACCAAAACGATCTGTTTGGGTTCGAGCCCAAGTCTGGTGAGCAGGCGTTCGACGATGTGTTTGGGTCCGGACGCCGCATGAACGACAGCGACGCAGATATATGTCCCCCGTAAAGAGCAAGTGTATCCGGGCGGCCGAAAGGCTCAGGGAGGCGTTCCAGGATCTCGAGCGTTCCGTCGCCGGTGATCCAGAGAATCCGTTCGTCACAGCGTCGAAGTTCTTCTTCCGACGCAGCGACGACTTCCTGCGTTCGCTTGGACCTGCCGGCGAGGAGCTCGCCTCCCGGGTGACCTCGACCGTCCGTCGCGCACAGCGGCGCAGCGCGACCCAGGCCCAGCAGGTCAGGGACGCCGTGAAAGGGTTCAGCCGTCAAGAACGCATCGACGCCATGCTCTTCGTGAATGGCCGGCGCACCGCGGATGAGGTCTCCGCGAAAGCCCGGGAGGCGGCCGAGAAGATCCGTACGATCTTGGACCGCGATCTCAAGGCGGCACAGCTTCTTGATTTCCAGCGGCGAGTCGGCGCCGCCCGCCTCGACATCCGCGGATCCGGGAAGCCCTTCCCCCAGCGTCCCAACCGAGCGGGCCGCAAGGTGATCGACGAGATTCGCACCCAAGGCAATCAATCTGCCCGGGTGCGCGCCGTCGCCGATCGTATGGTCGAGGAAGGACGCTTCGACACGGTCGAAGAGGCGCTCGAGGAGCTCGGGCGGTTCCGAAACGACGATCTCCGCGGCACGAATCGCTATTTCGAGAGCGACCGGATCGAGTTGCCGGAGGATCTCGTGGTCTGGGATCCGCTCGAGGTGCTCCCGGGCCAACTCGAGAAGAACGCACTGACGCTCGAGGGCGTCCGTGAATTCGGTCTGAATCATGAAGACATGGACCGGATCATCGGACGCATCGAGCGAGAGTTCAGCACAGGCATCGCGAACCTCGTCAAACAGTCGATGCAGCTCGGGTTCGGCGTGCAGGGCATCGTGCCCGAATTCTCACAACAGATCCTCGGGGCATTGGGCAATTACCAGACCGTCTCGAAGCTGTCTGGCCTCTTCTCACCGCTCCTGAACTTCGGGCAGCGGTTCACGAACACAGCGTTTATGCCGTTGAGCGCCCAGGTGCGGGCCCTCCGCGAAGTGCCGCCAGTCTTCCGGCGGTGGATGACAGAATCGCAAAACCTCATCCGTGAGATCGAACGCTCCGGAGCCATCCGCGTCGACAACCCGCTGATCGAACTCACCGACGCAGCACCCCTCTCCTCGATCGCTCGCAAAGCGATCACGCCGTTCCTGGCCGTCGCCAGAGGCAACGAGATCAAGTCGGCGCTCGTGGCGAGGTTCGCACTCGAGGCAGACATCGAAAAGTTGGTGGAGCTCCGGGCCGACAACGGCAAGTTCAAGCGCATGTTCGAGAGCATCCGGTCGCTCTCGGTGGACCCAGAGGGCGCCGTGCGCCGCCGCATCAAAAAGTCGGGGCTGGACATGACGCCGGACGAGGCTGCGGATCTCGTTATGCGGGGCGGTCAGCTTTCCGAGGCACAGTTCGCCGGGGTCATGCAAACCGCGGTCGAAGACACACAGTTTGCCCTCAACCTCATGACACAACCGGTCTGGTGGCAGCAGATGCCGGCCCTGAGGTTGATGTGGAAATTCAAAAACTTCGGGGTGAGACAGACAGGGTTTGTCTGGGAGCGAGTGTTCAAGGAAGCCGTCTATGGCAACTTTGCCCCGATGGTGAAGTTCGCGGCCGCCGCTACAATCTTCGGAGAGCTCACCAACTTCACCCGCGATGCCGTCACCGGAAGCGATCGTTCGATCACGTCCCTCGTGACTCGGCGCTCTGCCGATCAACTCACCACCGAGGAGGTCGCAGTGCGTGCGTTTGGGGCGTTCCTCCAGCAGGGCGGCATCGGTATGATGGCCGATCTGACGTTCGGGGTGACCGACTGGATCGGCGGCCCGATGGCGGGAACGACGCGGAACCTCTTGAGGCTTGCACAGGACGGAGCCCACGGTGTCATGAACCTAGACCCCGACCAGATCGGGTTGGCCCTGCGCGAATTTGGTACGCGCGACGTCGTGCTCCCTCGGCAGGTGAATCAGACGTTCAACCAGATCGCGTCCGTGTTCGAGGAGGAGAGGGTTGACCGGACGGACTACTTCCGGTTTCGACAGGAGGGTTTCCGGTTCGTGCGCGACCAGGAAGCGGGCGGACTTCCGGGCCGGGTCGGTCAGGAGGTGATCCGGGCGTTCAGCGGGCGGCCGAATTTCCCGCGCACCGAACGCACTCTCAGGTTTCAGTATGCACGGCAGGCGGTGACGAACGGCGATCTCGACCAAGCCGAAGAGTACATGACTGAGTTGCTTGGACAAGCGAAAGACCGGGAGGAGTTCGGACGCATCCTCGACGGTCTCCGAGGCTCGGCGGCCTCCGGCTCGCCGCTCGGGGCCGTACCCGGACGGCTGGAGCGTGACTTCCTGACACAACTCACTCCCGAACGCCGCGAACGGTTGTTGGAACTCGAGCGTAGGTGGCTTCGCAACTTCAACACGGCTATCAGGAACGCCGTGCAGGCGACAAGATGATGGAGGGAACGGTGCAGGCCATCCACGTGATAATCGGGTTCGCTTCTCTGGTGCTCGTCGGACTGGGACAGACCGTCGCTATCGCGATCTGGGCGGGCCGCGTCTCCGAAACCCTCGAGCATCTCAAGGAAAAGTGGCGCGAGGAGATCCCTCGGCTGCGGGCAGCGAAGCACGACCACGCGAACGTGCTTCAAGAACACATCGCTCGGTTCGGGCAGATGGACGACCGTTTCGAGGCGCTACACCGCCAGATGGGACGCTTCGATGCGGTGAACGAACGCCTCGGTCGCGGTGATCAGAAGTTCGAGGATCTCGTGGCGCGAGTGCGTTCGATCGAAACCAAGCTTGATATGTGAGCATGAGGCTCTGTAGAGAGGAAGACGGACCGGAAGGTCACCAATATCGACGCCACCGTGCGCTGCGGAGCTCCGGGGGGATCATTCTGGCGATCGTCGGCGTGGTGGGGTACCTTGCCTCTCCTGAGTCCCCCGACTGGATGCGCGGTTCGTGGATCGTGGTGACCGTGATTGGGGCGCATCTGATCGACGAGTCGATCACGACCCGGGCGCTGAACAGGATCCCGGGGGCGCTGACCCATCTATTCGGAGGCCATCATGGCACTGACGAAGGAGCTGGTCCGGACCGCTGACTCGCAGGCCACCGCCCTCGGCCGCCGCGGCATCTGCACCTGGGGCATGGACGCCCTACTCTTCCTCGACCGCATCGCTGGATCTATCCCTTGGTGGAACGTCCCCACCAAACTCGCCGTGCGCGGCGCACTCAAGCTGATCCGCGAGGCGATCGAGCTACGGTGCGGAGATGAATAGAGTCGCGCCGTGGGCGGAGGTCGCGGGACGGTTGAACAACTGGCCGTTCGACGAGTTCGTGGGCGTCCGCAGCGAGGACGGTTGGCGAGGCGCAGGCTCGCACTCCTGGCCGACACAACAGCTCCACCTCCGCCACTTCCACGTCGCCGAGTTCGATCATCCGGACCTGATGAACGACGTGTTCCTCCTCCAACTCGACCTGTTCCGACACGTGCTCGAGGTGCCTCTGGTGGTCCTGGACGATGCTCGCACGCATGAAGAGCACCGGGCGCTCTATCGCCGTGAGATCGCGACCAGCACGCACTGGCCCCAGGATTCGTCACATCTGCCGGTCGAACCCGACGAAAGAGATGTGTCCGCTGTCGACCTGAGACTCGGCCGCCCGAACGAAGACAACGAACAGGCCTTTTTGTGGCTCACACTCGAGTTCCGACGTCGTGGGGTCTGGCCCCACCTCGGCCTCGGCATCTATGATCGCCACTTCCATCTGGACAACTCCTCCCGCCTGAACGATCGTCGGCCTGCCGTATGGGTGGGATCGAGCCGATAACCGAAGGGGCACCGAAAAACTTGACGTGATTCGCTCCAGGTGTTACCATCTTGACACCCTGAGACGGAGGAGGAGATGACCGACCCACCGAGCAGCTCTCTCGATCATGCCCATGCCTGGGCAGACTTCTGGGAAGAACACGAGCACGATTACGAGTCGATCGTCACGATTTTCGGCGTTGCAGCCAGACCAGAGATCGTGAACGAACTCCGGTCGGCGACCGATCGCGAGCAATACATCTACGCCCTCCAAAAGGCGTTCGACGCCGCCCAGGAGCTCGAACTTCCCCGCACGGCCCACCTCTCGAGGCTCCTGTTGAACGAGATGCCTCCCGGGGAGCCGGCCGCTGCGAAATCGTGGCTCGAAGACCGCCAGTATCACCTCTAGCAGCACCTTTTTCCTTACAGACCGGAGGAAACATGTCTGACGTCTGGATCACGAAGCTTGAGATCCGAAACTTCAAGCGGGTCGTCGCCGGCGTGTGGGACCTCCAGCCGGGTCTGCAACGACTCACCAGCGGCGGCAAGAACAAGGCCGGCAAAACCTCCGTTCTCCACGCCATCCGCACGCTTTTCGAAGGCGCCGGTGCGGTTCCTCCCGAGCCACGTCACCAGGACGCCGAGCCCGAAACTGACGCCCTCGTTCGGGGATGGCTCAGCAATGGGTGCACCATCAAGCGCACCTTCACTGAGAAGGGGTCATACCTCTACGTCAAGACTCCCGACGGGATGAAGGGGAACCAATCGACCATCGACCCCTGGATCGGCAACGGACACTTCGACCCGCTTGTCTTCTTCGCTCTCTCGGCGGAAGAACAGGCTCGCGCTCTCCTCGAGTTGTCCTCGATCGAAGACCTCGATGAGCGGCTCCAGGCCCTCGACGAGAGGGGAGATGAAGTCTACGCGGAGCGCAGCCCCTACATCTCGGAGCAACGTCACCTGCGAGGCGTGCCGAAGCCCGAGGGAAACCGCCCCGAGCCGATCAGCGTCCAGAGCGAGATGAAGGAGCTTGAGTCTCTCCAGCAGAGGGAGCACAAGTGGCGACAACTCGAGGAATCACGGGCGAAGACACAGCAACAGATCGCCGGACGAAAGTTGCTCATCGAGGACATCGAGGCGGAGATCGCCGAACTGCGCGCCCGCCTCAAGAATGAGCGGGAGAAGCAGGATCAACAGACCGCCATGCTCGAGCAGATCAAGGAGCAACTGGCGGATCGCCCGGACCTGTCGAGCCAGATCGAGCACGTCCGGACGCAGATCGACCGCGCCGAAGAGGTGCAGGAGGCCTTGGAACCGTGGAGGGAGTATGACCGGGCGCAGGACCGGCTCCAGCAGGTGACCGCGAAGGTCGAGGAATTGACTGACGAGATCCAGGCGATTCAGAAGGAACGTGAGGACCTGATCGCATCAGCTGAATTCCCGATCGACGGACTCGGCTTCGAAGCCGGCGAAGTGCGTTTGAACGGCTTGCCCCTCGAGCAGGCGTCCGGCCGCGAACGAATCGAGCTTGGCGTCCTCGCCGCGATCGCGCACGACCCCACCCTCCGAGTCATCCTCGTCGACGAGGGCAACGACATCGACATCGAGGGGCTAGAGCTTCTCGCGGAGACGGCCGACGAACACGGCTTCCAGTTGATCGTCGCCCGACTCGGGCTCGAGGGCCCCGGCGAGCTGGAGGTAATCGACGGATGGGGTCCCGCGCCAGACGATGCACCTCAACACGAAGGAGACGACGATGGATGACTTCGACACGCAGATGGATCTCGAAACCCAGGTAGCGGGACTCGCGGCCGACCTGGACGAGCTGACGGAGCGGGTGCGGCGGCTGGAGGCCGTCGAGGAGGCGGATAAGCCCGAGCCCGAGCCCGAGTCTGAACCAGATCGCTTCGAACAGGCCCGCCAGGATCCACGGGGCCGCCTCATGGAACTCATCGGGGAAAGGGGTATGACCCCTCGTGCCGCTGCTCAGCGCGTGGTCGGGGAGATCCGCCATGCCCAGCACGGCCCGTGGCGCAGGACGCGGGCACAACACGCCAAGGAACTCCTTGAGTCGGCCGGCTACCCTCCGAGCCTCGGTGGCCGGAGTGTAAACGCCGTGGCCGGTCTGGTCCCTGCGCGGGCCCACGATTTCGCAGACGAGTTCCGTCGGCTCTGGGAGATCCACGGGGCCGGGCTTGTCGGCTTCCGTCGCCAGGAACTCGACACTCTCGGCCTCGACTGGCGTGATTTCCGGATCCTGGGCGGCGAGGATCCGGAGGAGGAGGGGCCATGAGCCGGGAAGACGGAGGACCAGCGTTCCCGGAGGTGCGAATCCGGAAAGAAAGAGATGCCATCGGGTCTCGTACTATCAAGGTACATTACGGTGGCATGTCCCTCCGCGAATACTACGTCGGTCAGGCATTGACAGGGATAGCTAGCACGATCAGCCACATGGACCCGGCGGAGATAGAAAGAGCTGGTGAGTCGGAGGTCTATGCAAAGATGGCTCTTGTCGCAGGTAGTTTGGCCGACGCCGCGATTGCCCTCCAGGGAGAAGACGATGGGTAGCGACGACCGAGGGGCCGAGTGGGAGCGGGTGGCAAAAGAAGCGGTGCGTATCACCCTCAACATGGTGGCGAACCTGACACCGGAAAGTATGGGAAGGTCGGAGAACGACGCCATTTTCAAAGGTCTACAGGACCAGTACGGATCGCC